GATACAAGACCTATACAAACAAAAAAGGTCCTTGGAGTTGAAGTGGGAACAGGAGCATATTGACAATGGGAGATATACTCTTGAAATGGTTAGAATTGATGACAAAGTTAGAGAAGTCATTACAAAGATCAAGCTGGAAGAAGCAGCTGTTGCCCACAGGCAGAATACTATTGAAAATGCCGCTCCACAAGTTTCTGTAGCTACTTAATCAAAAGCTGCATCGTTGGAATAAATCCACTCCACATCACAGGCTCTCTTGCGCTCTACTAAAAAGTGTTGTATAAAAAACACACTAAGATTAAATAGAACATAAATTGGTTATCTTTTCTTAGTAAGATAACTGGCGCATAGGAGGCGCTGATAATATGACAACACACTTTTCAAACGGAGTAACAAACGTTAGAGGAAAATCAGGTGGAACATCTTTATTTAGTGGAATTAAACAACCACTTATTACTGGTGGAACTACACCCGCAGAATGGGCTTACCAAGATGATTTCATAACATACAACGACGAAGATTGGACTGAAATTAAAACTGGTTCGGCTTATATCTTAGCTCAATATCCGCAAGGATGGTTAAGAATTGGAGATGCTAACCCAGCAGGTGCCGAAATTAATGGTATCCAATCTCCAGAAGTATTTCAAATAAATACTGGTAAGAAATGGTATTTTGAAACTTCAATGGCGATTACTGATGTTAGCGAACTAAACACTTTTGTTGGTTTTGGGGATAACGCTTATGTTAATCCTGTAGCCTTACCAGATGATGGTATTGGTTTCTCTCATTTAGAAGATACATCTTCAATTCAATTTGTGTCTAGAAAAAATGGAGCAGGAACTTCTTTCACTGTGTTAGAAGCAGGAAGTACATATGCACTCTTGGATTCAACTGTAGCGACACAATCTGCTACTGTTTATGGAATGCCAGATAATTCTGTTAGATTGGGATTCTTATATCAACCAGCAGGAAGTGACCCTACAATTACTGCCAATCAGTATACTATTTACATAAATGGTACAGTTTCGGGAGTACAAGCAGCAACAACTGTTCCTGATGATTTACTTATGGAAATGAAAGCATTTTCTGAAAGTAAAGGAACTGTAGCTAACGATCTTTTCGTTGACTACGTTCAAACAGTACAACAAAGATAATAAATTTAACTGGGGCCCTTCGGGGCCTTAGTATAATTTAATAGGAGAAAAAAATTATGGCAAACGTATCACAAGTTAAAGCGCAATTTGCAACTGACATAACGGCTACGGCTACAACGACAATAGCTGCTCTTCAGACTTTAGGTGGAGCAGGTAATATGACTCTTGCTGGTGCTGCTGCAACTTTTGGTGGAACAGGTTCATCTCAAAAAGTAAGTCTGACATGTGGAGCAGATATGCGTGCAGTTACTTTTACAATTACTGGAACTGATTCTAAAGGAGTTGCACAAAGCGAAGACTTAGTTGGTCCAAATGCAACTACAGTATATTCTACAAAATATTATAATACTGTTACACAAATTGCTGCTAGCGGAGCTGTTGGAACTAATACTTCTGCAGGTGTTTTAGGTGGTGCTGGTGACTTAGTATCAATTATTTTTGGTGGAAGAACTAGAATCAGAGGAATGCATGCTGTTATGGCTTCTGCAGGAAATTTAACTTTTAAAGATAGTTCTGCAAGTGGAACAACATTACTTACTTTAGCAGTAGATGCAGGAGACTTTGACCCTTATATTCCAGATGATGGAATCTTATTTCCAAATGGAGCATATTTAGTTGCTGACCAAGGTGACATTACAGGTTTAACAGTCTTCTACGACGGGTAGGAGGTTAAATGGCTAACACTACTTCAAGGGCTTATACTTTTGATAAGAACTTAGGCATAGACGAAATTATTGAAGACGCATATGAAAGAATTGGTATGCAAGGTACGTCCGGTTATCAATTAAAAACTGCTAAAAGATCTTTAAACATTTTATTTTCTGAATGGGGTAATAGAGGACTTCATTTTTGGGAAGTAAAAAATCAAAATGTTACGTTAGTGGATGGTCAAGCTACTTACAATTTTTATAGATCACCAAGTGATGGGACTTCTGATGGAGTTAGCACAACATTAAGTGCTGGAATTAATGCTACAGTTACTACTATTGCATTAACTTCTACTACAGGCTTTCCGGTTTCCGGAACAATTTTAATTGGCACAGAAGAAATTACATATACAGCTGTTTCAGGTTCAAATTTAACAGGATGTGTTAGAGGAGTTAATGGCACAACTGCAGCTATTCACAATACAGACGATGCTGTTGCTCAATCTCCAAGAGGAATGACAGACATTCAAGAAGCTAACTACAGGGTAAAATCTACTTTTGTAGATACGCCAATGACTAAAATTAGTAGATCTCAATACCAAGCTTTTTCTAACAAAACAGATAAAGGTTTACCTACTCAATATTGGATACAGAGATTTATTGATAGAGTTAGTATGACTTTATATTTAACTCCTGGTGCAGCCCATGATGGAAACTATATTAATTTTTATTACACAAAAAGAATTGATGATGTAGGTGCTTATACTAATGCTAGTGATGTTCCTTATAGATTTATTCCTTGTATGATTACAGGACTTGCGTTTTATCTATCCCAAAAATATGCACCACAAAGAACTCAAGAAATGAAAATGTTATATGAAGATGAGTTATTAAGAGCAGAAGATGAAGATGGTTCTTCTAATTCAACCTACATAGCACCTAAAATATATTATCCTGGTGTTGCCTAATGACCAGTTTTTCACAAGGTAAATACGCTCTTGCAATATCAGATCGTTCTGGACTAGCTTTTCCATACAATGAAATGGTTAGAGAATGGAATGGAGCATTAGTTCACATGTCTGAGTATGAGCCCAAACAACCACAACTACAACCAAAACCAACTAATGCAGATCCACAAGCTTTGCAAAGAGCAAGACCTGCTAGAACAGAATTTCCAACAGAAGATTTTTTACCAGAAAATCCTTTTGTAACTACATCTAATACCAATTTAAAAATTAATTTTCCAAATGGTAACTTACAAATAAATGATCAAGTAAGATTAAGAAATATTACAGTGCCTGTTGGTGGAATTCCAGTTTCTACTCTAGAATTATCAACAACATTAAATGGAGATATTACTGCTACAGCAGATTCTATTGTTTTAACTGACGGAACACAATTTCCGACGAGTGGTTTTATTGTTATAGAAAAAGTAAATAATGATGGAATTTATGTAGATGAAACTATTCAATATACAGGTAGGTCTACACATACTTTAACTGGATGTGTTCGTGGAACGTCTGCTCCATATAGAGGAGCTACATTTGAAAATACTACAGCGGGTACACATACAAGCGGGGCTAAAGTTTTTGGTTGTTATAAAGTTGTTTCTTTAAATGAGACATCAGTTCCAAGTACAGGTCAACCATCTACAACTACACAATTTGATGGAGTAAATGTTACATTAATTACTGCTGCTACAAGTAGCGAAACAGGAGGCGGTTTTCAGTGTACAATTGGACCCGTAAATGATAGAGCTTAATTATGTCAGGAGTTAAAAAATACGATTATACTACACTAAAACAAGCCATCATGGATTATACTGAAGTTAGTTCTGATGTTTTTACAACAACTATTTTAGATGGAATTATTATGGCTGCTGAATTTAGAATCTATCAAGAACTACCTATGGACTCTCAAAGATTTGTTCAAGAAGGTAATTTAGTTGCTGACGATAATACAATGAACTCGCCGGCAGGAGCTTTGTTTATAAGAGGTGTTGAAATTTTTAATTCTACTACTGCCAGCACTGGTAGTGGTCATTGGATGGAGAAAAAAGATCAAACATATTTATCAGAATATATAGATAGATTAACTGGTCCAGAAGGCGATTTAACCGCTCAAGATATTACAGGATTTCCTAAATATTATGCAATGTTTGGTGGTGCTGATAATACTACAGACACTTCATCAGGAGGAATATATTTATCCCCTACACCAGACGCTAATTACTATTTTAGAATATATTACAACAAAATGCCGAATGGTTTAGGATCTGGCACCGGTTTTAATAACAACACATATTTAAGTACCTATTTTCCACAAGGTTTATTATATGCGTGTTTGGTTGAGGCATACGGTTTTTTAAAAGGTCCGATAGACATGTTGACACTGTACGAGAATAAGTATAAAACAAGCATACAACAGTTCGCTGGTATGCAACTGGGGAGAAGAAGACGAGACGATTACACTGATGGAACAGTTAGGATACAAGTTAAGTCACCTTCACCATAATAGGAGAAAAAATTATGACAATAGTATCTGCAATAGCAAATTCATTTAAAGTAGAAATTCTACAAGGTGGACACAATTTTAACGATTCGAGTGGAGCACCTACAGGTAATACATTTAAAATAGCATTATATTCAAGTGACTCAGCAACTTTAAATAAATCAACTACAGCGTATGCGGCACCAACAACTCCTACAGCTGATCCTACAAGTACTTACGAAGTTACAACTACTGCATCTGGGTATACTGGTGGTGGAAATACTTTAGCAGCATCGGCTGATCCAGTTTTATCTGGTGACACAGCGTGTGTAAAATTTGATACTACAAGTTGGGGATCTTCTGCTTCTTTTACGGCACGAGGTTGTTTAATTTACAATACAACTTCTATTACAGGGTTCACAGCTAACAGAGCAGTTTGTGCTATCAACTTTGGTTCAGACAAAACTGTAACAAGCGGAACTTTTACAATTCAATTTCCGGCTCAAACAGCAGGTAACGCCATCATTCAAATAGCATAGGGAGTAAATCCTTATGTCGTTAATTCGAACTTTTACAGTCACGGTAGCGGGTGGCAAATTTGTAATTGATGGAGTATCACAAGATACTGTTACTCTTGCAGAAGGTTATACATATAAATTTGACCAAGCGGATGCTTCTAATGGAGCAGGTGGATCACATCCTTTAAGATTTTCTACAAATAATGATAACTCACCCTCTGCACCTTACACAACAGGAGTAACGACAGCCGGAAGTCCTGGAAGTGCTGGTGCTTACACTCAAATAGAAGTAGCAGATTCTGCTCCTAAACTTTATTATTATTGCACTAATCACTCCGGAATGGGAGGAACTGCAAATACAGAACCTTCAGACACTTGGGGACTTCTACAATGGAGTCAAAATGCTTGGGGAAATCAAGATGAAATGAGTGTTACCTTAACAGGTCTATCCGCAACATCATCGGTAAATTTACCAGCAGAAAATGTAACCATGTTTCCTGGTTGGGGAACTCAAAGTTGGGGTGACAATAGTTGGGGTGATGTTACAGGACACACGTTTACTCTAACAGCACCGACAGCCCTTACGTCTTCGACAGGAGCGCTGGCACCTGAAGATGTTCTTGGAATTACAGGTGTATCAGCAACAGCCAGCGTTAACTCTTTTGCATTAGTTTCTACCGATGCAACATTTACACTTTCAGGTTTATCGGCGGATGTATCAGAAGGATTATTTGTTCTTGATGATCATTCAGTAGGTCTTGGACAATTATCAGCTACTGTTACAGTAGGAGCATTGGATCCAGATGATTTATCTTTAGGGATAACGGGAATACAAGCTCAAACAACAATCGGTAGTGTATCTATATCCTCAGAACCAGTTATTCTATTGACTGCTCCCACAGGTCTTACATCAACGTTAGGAACAGTAACTTCAGACCCTGTTACATCAGTTACTTTATCTGGTTTATCGGGAACAATGGCGCAAGGAACTCTGACTACTATACAAGTTTCTAATGCAATCTTAACTGGTTTAGTTGCTACAACTACATTAAATAACCCTGCTACAACAGGCTATAAAAATATTGTAATTGAGGGCAATACATCGTATAGTGACGTTGACATAACTGGAAATACATCTTATACAGACGTTAAGCATGTAAATCAGGCTTAGGAGAAAATTATGAGCTCAACATATAATTATTTAGGTATTGAACTTATGGCAACTGGTGAAAACGCCGGTACATGGGGAACAAAAACTAATACAAATTTAAATATTATTCAACAAGCAGCAACAGGATATCATTCACAGTCAGTAAGTTTAGCTGGAACTGGAGCTAACACAACTCCATTAGATATTACAGATGGAGATTCTACTTCTTCTACAGATAGTTTAACAAACGCAGCTAGAAACGTAATCATAAATTTAACAGGAACTATTACTGGAGCTAAAATTGTAACTATTCCAAACGGAACAGAAAAATTTTATTTAATTAAAAATTCAACATCGGGTGCATATACTGTACAAGTAAAAGGTGCCTCTGACTCAGGTTCAGGAACAACTTTTACAGCAACAGATAAAGGTACAAAATTAATATATATAAATGGTCAAGACGTTACTAACGTCGAATTAGGATCAGGTGGGACTTCATGGCAAGCAGTTAAAACAGGAAATTTTGCTGCAGTGGCAGGAGAAGGTTATTTTGTTGATACTGCCGACGGATCTGCTGCTATTACTGCTACACTTCCTGGTTCTGCTGCAATTGGAGACACAATATCGTTTATAGATTATGCTGGAAATTTTGCTACACATAAGTTAGAAATAGCTAGAAACGGGCATAAGATATCTGGAGCGGCATCTAACTTAGATGTTCAAACTAATAATGCTGGTTTACAATTAGTTTATGTTGACGCTACAAAAGGATGGTTAATACAAACTAAATAAGGAAATAAATTATGGCTACATATAAATCAATTAAATATGCATTTTCAGGATCAGAAATTACAGATCCTAGTATTCTTGCAAGTCCAACAGTTCAATCAATCAGTCCTGCATCATTATCTGAAGGTGCTTTACCTGCAGCAATTGCAATTACAGGAACACAGTTTACTTCGGGAAGCACTGTAAACTTTATTTCTGCTACTGGAGCTTCAATAGCTTCTCCTTCAGTAGGTTTTCAATCTGCTACAGCGTTACAAGCGACTGTGCCTGCAACTGTTACGGATGCAGGAGAACCTTGGGATGTTCAGGTTCAAGGAACTATTGCAGGTCAAAAAGATAATGTTTTAAGTATTGATGGTAACCCTGCATTTACAACTGCGGCTGGATCTCTTGGAACTATTACAGACGGAACAAGATCAACATATTCTTTAGCGGCGGCAACAGCAACAGACCCGGAAGGGGTTACTGTTACTCACGCAATTACAACTGGATCAGTATCTCCAGGTTTAACTTTTAACGCACCAGCAGGAACTATTACAGGAACAGCAGCAGCTGTGCCTTCAGGTTCTGTTACATCAAGCTTTACGGTTAGAGCTACAGCTGGAGCACAAACAACAGATAGAGCTTTTACAATCACTGTATCAGCACCTGTTACACAAGCAATTACAACTACAGGAGCTGGAACTTTTTCTGCTCCATTTACTGGAACCATGACTCTTTTAGCAATTGGATCTGGCGGCGGATCTGGATCTGAAAATAATGGAGGCGGAGGCGGCGGAGGCTTAGTCCTTCACCCATCTTACTCTGTACAATCAGGAACTTCTTATCCTTACGTTGTAGCTGCATCTACTTCAGCTAACCCTAGATCAACAGACACAACTTTTGGTGCAGGATCTGGAACGGACACTACATTTATTACTGCCATGGGCGGTGGAAATGGTGGTGGTAGTTATGACGGTGGATCTGGCGGTGGAAAATCTCACTCACCAGGATCTGGCGGATTAGGAATTCAAACAACTTCACCTGCAATCTCTGCAGACAGTAGAACATACGGTTTTGGGAATAATGGTGGAGCAGCAGGAACACACGCTTATCCGGGACACCCATCTGGAGGTGGGGGCGGAGCTGGCGGCGTAGGCGGCAACGGATCGGGATCGTCGACTGCAGGAAATGGTGGACCTGGAAAAGATGTATCAGCAACTTTTGGAACAACTCACGGAGCTAGCGGAGTTTTCGCTGGCGGTGGTGGTGGAGGAATTCACCAAACTGGATCGTGGGGTTCAGGTGGATCTGGGGGCGGCGGAGGCCGAAACCAATCTGGAACTGCAAACACTGGAGGCGGCGGAGGAGCTGGATCGACAACTGGTGCATCAGGTATAATTATATTAAAATATTAAGGGATAAAAATTATGGATAATAACGAATGTCAAATTAAACACGGAGATAGCGGAGCTCCTTTCGTTATACAAAAAGGTGCTTGGGGTTCTTTTTATAAAGATAATATTCTAGGAGGTAGTAATCAATATATAATGGTTGATGAAAATGGTGGTCCTTCTACTAATGATTTTCCTATTCCTTTTAAAACTGACGCTGAAGCTATAGATTACGTTGGTCATTTTTGGCCGTCAGAATCATAATCTAGACACATTTCCATAATAGAAAGACCATAAAGAAAGATATGGATATATTTGCGTGTAAAATAAAAGAATCACATTTAGATGTAGATAATGATAAATTATATACTTTAATATCTAATCTGTATTCTCAGCATGCTGGCAGGACCGAGTCTAATAAAGGTGGTTGGCAGTCTGAAAATATAATATCTGAATTACCTAGTTTTGTAGATAAAATTAAACCTATTGTAAAAGAGTATATAGATGAAATAAAACTTAATATAGAATTAGATATTACTCAAGTATGGGCTAATATAAATAAATATAAAGATTATAATGCTCAACATTTTCATTTGCAATCTAATTTTACAGGTGTTTATTTTGTGAGAGGAGAAAAAGAAACAGGTAGTTTATTACTGCATAACCCTTTTACAAACTTTAATTATTGTTGGTTTAATGGAAAACTTGTAAAGATAATAACCCCTAATCAATATAACAGTCAGGTTGTAAAAATATATCCACAACCAGGAAAATTAATAGTTTTTCCATCTTGGCTACAGCACAGTGTAGAGCCTAATTTGACAAACGAAGAAAGAGTCTCTATATCTTTTGATATAATTTAATTATGTTTTTTAAAAAGAAAGAAAAATTAACAGTCTGGTCCGTTATTCCAGATTTAGAAAAAACAGGAGCAGGTCCTGTCCCAGCTAAAAAATTCTATCCAGAATGGTTTAGAAAAATGCAAAAAGACAGGGACGTACACAGCGAACTTGATAAGTTTGATTTAACAGGTCATCAAAATTTTAATAACATAAAACATTGTCCTTCTTTTCCATGGTGGTTTTCTCAAGGATATGTTCTACCTCTATGGTGTGATATACAAGTATATGTAAAAGATGGTCAAGTTTTTTGGACATCTCCTATGAAAGAATTTCAATTTGATTTTCATTCGGCCGATCAATTTGAAAACTATATTCCTAAACACGCAGCTGATAAAATTTTAGCAGTTTTAAAACCTATTGGTCCTTTTAGATTTAAAACACCTCCAGGGTGGCAAGTACAACAAATGCCTATGTATTTTGAATACAACGAAGTGTTTGACGTATTACCTGGAATAATACCTACTTCTAAGTATTTCGAAGTAAACCCTCAGATGCTATTAAAAAAATCTGCTTTTACAAAAGAAAACAATTACAGCGTCATTATACCTAGAGGAACACCACTAGCAATGTATGTGCCTATTCCAGAAAAAACTTTAGAATTAGAATTAATTGAAGAAACACCAGAATTAAAAACAGAAAATAGGGTTGCAGTATTGGGAATTAATAGCAAGTTTAAAAAAAGATGGAAAGCTTATGCAACCAAATGTCCTTATAAAAAATAATTTCTTATCTGACGATAAGTTTTTGTTTATTGAAGATGCAGTCAATTCAAATGAATTCCCATATTATTGGCAAGGTCAAGCTACAGATGTAGGGCCTGATGGCATATATTTATGGAGCCATAGATTATTTGATATAGATCAAAGCAAAGATGCTTTAAGTAATGCATATGATTATATTATGCCTTCTATAATAAAAAATTTGCCGGACTTTAATAAACTACTAAGAGCTAAAGTTAATTTATATACAAATCAAAATAAAAAATTATTAAGTCCTTGGCATGTAGATTTGTTTTGTCCACATAAAGTCGCACTTTTTTCAATTGATACTAATAATGGATATACTGAATTTGAAGATGGAAAACTTTACAAATCAGAAAAAAACACTATATTACTTTTTAACGGAAAGCTAAAACATCGTGCCGCTATACAAACAGATACAGATAAAAGGATTAATATAAACATAGATTATGAGTGAAGAAATTACACGCCAGGTACTCCCTTTATTTTCAAAACCTATCTTTATTATTAAAGGTTATGATTTAAATAAAGAAGAACTAGCTGCAGTTCAAAACGAAAGAAATGCAGTTAATGACAATGCTGGCAAAAACTATACCTCTCAAGATTCCTATATATTTAACAAACCTGAATTTAAAAATTTAGCTACGTGGATAAAAAAAGAACTAGATGTTTATTTTTATGAATGCTTACAATTTAATAAAAGCACACAATTGCGATTTTCTCAATCTTGGTTAAATTATAATCCTAAAGGTACTTTTCATCATGTTCATACTCACCCTAATTCTATTGTATCTGGAGTTTATTTTATAAAAGGAGACCAACAACCAATTTTATTTGAAAGATTTGAAAACGATCATTTGTTTGGAAACATAATTCCGGAAGTAGATAAATATAATTATTATAATTGTGGTAGCTGGAAGGTGACAAATAAACCAGGCTATTTACTTTTGTTTCCATCTAGTGTAAAACATGGAGTAGTTATGAACGAAGCAACAGAAGAAAGGATATCGTTATCATTTAATACTTTTGTTACGGGAACTATTGGAAAAAACAGAGGACTTACAGAATTAAAGATATGATTAAAACAAATAAAATTGTTATTGTTGGTGGTGGTTCTGCAGGATGGATGACTGCGGCTACTTTAATAAAAATATTTCCCAACAAAGATATTACATTAATTGAGAGTGCAAACACTCCTACTGTGGGTGTTGGAGAAAGCACATTAGGCCAGATAAATTCATGGATGGGTTTAATTGGTATTAAAGATGAAGAGTTCATGGCAGCTACCGATGCTACATACAAACTATCTATTAGGTTTGATGAGTTTTATAAAAAAGGTGGCGGTCATTTTCATTATCCTTTTGGTAACCCTGATTTTAATGGGACACATTTTAATTTCAATGATTGGTGGTTTAAAAAACAATTATACCCAGAAACACAGTACCACGACTTTGCAGAAAAATACTTTCCCGCACTGACTTTAGTAAACAATAATAAAATTACAGACAAACTAAATCAATTAAAAGGTTGGAATTTTCAAACAGATACAGCATATCATTTTGATGCAACTAAGTTTGGTGCGTTCTTAAAATCACACCACTGTTTAAACAAAGGCGTTAAATACGTTGTTGGAGATGTTACAGATGTTAAAGTAGATGATACTGGTGTTACAGAATTAATCTTAGATGGATCTATTCCTGTAAAAGCAGATTTATTTATAGACTGTACAGGATTTAAATCTTTACTATTAGCAGGTGCTCTTAAAGAACCTTTTGAATCTTACTCAGATTTTTTACCAAACAATTCTGCATGGGCGACTAAAATAAAATACAAAGATGCTAAAAAAGAAATCGTACCTTATACTAACTGCCATGCTATTGAAAATGGTTGGTGTTGGGAAATACCATTGTGGCACAGATGGGGCACAGGTTATGTGTTTTCTGACAAATATGTTAGCGATGAAGATGCTTTAGTAGAATTTAAAAACCATATTAAATGGAGATTTCCATATGCAGATCCAGAAGAATTAGAATATAAAAAAATAAAAATGCGTGTAGGTTTACACGAAAGAACATGGGTTAAGAACGTGTGTGCCATAGGTTTATCTGCTGGTTTTATAGAACCCCTAGAAAGTAATGGTCTTTACACAACTCACGAGTTTTTATTTAAATTAATTAGAACGTTAGACAGAGATCACGTAAATAAATTTGATATTGATGCGTATAACATGCAAAACAAATGGATTTTTAGAAACTTTGCTGAGTTTGTTGGTCTGCATTATGCACTAACTGGTAGAAATGATACAAAGTACTGGCGAGATTGTCAGGCTAGGAGCTATGCATCTAAAGAAATGGATGATTTACAAGTGTCTAGAATAGTAGGTTTTCAAGAAGCTGCTTATAATAAATACCATCGTAACGAATTCAGTGATGGCGGCTTTCCTTGTATTGCTGCAGGTATGCATTGGGCTCCGGTTAGCGGCACAGATGCAGTTTACAGTAGAGTATGGTTAACAGAACAAGACCATAAAATTATGTGGAAAAAAATGACAGAAAATTTAGAGAAAAAAGTAGGAGAATGGGAATCAATGATTAAAGATTGTCCTAATTACTATGATTACATAAAGGAAAAGTTTCACAATGATTGATTTTAAATTAAACAATCCACGAGGACAAGAGTATGAATTAAACAATCCACGAGGACAAGAGTATGAAATAAAATCAT